GATTCCCGCCGGCGGCCCCCCCCCGTCCAATGGCAGATCGTCATCCCGGTTCTCTGCCAGCCCATATGGGTCTGGTTCTGCCAGGCCGCATGGGCAGCCGGAAAACTGCCGCGCCCTGACATCGCGGTCGAATGGTCGCCGCCGCGTTTCGAAGCCGTGGACCCGATGAAGGACGCGATGGCCGATCTCCTGGCCTTGCGCTCCGGCACGATGTCGCTGGCGCAGGCCATCGCTCGTCAGGGTCACAACCCCGATGCCGTTCTCGCCGAGATCGCAGCCATGAACGCCAAGATCGATGCCCTCGGGCTCATTCTCGACAGCGATCCGCGGCGTGTGACGAAGACCGGCGTGATGCAGGCTGACACCACCGGCCAACCCGTCAATCCCGACACCTGAGCTTTTCACCATGACCCGAAACATCGACCTGCCACCGCTGACGCGGGCGGCGGACCTGTTGCCTGCATCGATCGATGCGGCCGAGCGCACCATCGAGGTGGTCTGGTCCACTGGTGCCCGTGTGCGTCGTAATCCCTTCTTCGGCGATCCGTTCGACGAGGAACTGGCGATGGATCCGCGCGCCGTCCGTCTCGATCGCCTGAACGCGGGCGCGCCACTCCTGAAGGTGCACGATGCTTCGGTACTCGACAGCATCATCGGCTCAGTCGTGCCGGGGAGCGCCCGCATCGAGAACGGGCGCGGCGTCGCCCGTGTCCGCTTCTCCGACCGGACGGAAGTCGAGCCGCTCTGGAAGGACGTCGAGGCCGGGCACATCCGTGCGGTGTCGATCGGCTATCAGGTCCATCGCTTCGAGGTGACCAAGCAGGCGGGCGCCCCCGAGCTGTGGCGCGCCGTCGATTGGACGCCCTTCGAGATTTCCGCAGTGCCCATCGGCGCTGATCCGGCAGCGGGTTTCCGCTCCGACGAACCCCTTCACCCCTGCGTCGTCCACCGCGCCGACGCTCCAACTCAGGAGAAAGCAGCAATGGACGACGCTGTGACCGACAATGCCGAAACGCATACCCGCCAGGCCGCGCCTGAAGCACAGGATCGCGTATCGAACACGCCGCTGATCGATGCAGAGGCGATTGCGGCCCGCGCGCGCGATTCCGAACGCGAACGTGTCGGAACCATCTACGATCTTGCAGGTCGCCTGCACCTTGAGCGCAGTTTCGCCGACGATCTCGTCAAGCGTGGCGTGACGCTCGATGCAGCGCGCAGCGAGATGCTCGACAAGGTCGCCACCGATGCCGAGAAGACGCGGGTTTCGCCCCAGGTCAGCGTTCCGCTCGGCGGTCGCGATGAACGCGTCACCCGTCGTGACGCCGTGTCGAATGCCTTGCTGCACCGATATTCGCCCACGCTCTTCCCGCTGAGCGAACCGGCGCGGGAATATCGCGGCATGACGTTGCTCGAACACGCCCGTGAGTTTCTGGGCAGTGCGGGCGTCAATGTCCGGGGCATGTCGCGCGACGAGATCGCCACCCGCGCTCTGCATTCGACATCGGATTTCCCCGAAGTCCTCTCGGCCGTCACCAACAAGACGCTACGACAGGCCTACGAGGCCTATCCCCGAACCTTCATCCCCTTCTGCCGTCAGGTGCTCGCCACCGACTTCAAAGCGATGCAGCGGGTGCAGATCGGCGAAGCTCCCCAGCTTCTCAAGGTCGGCGAAGGTGGCGAATTCAAGCGCGGCACGATCGCCGAGTCGAAGGAAAGCTACCGAATCGAGACCTATGGGCGTGTGGTGGGCATCACCCGCCAGGTGCTGATCAATGACGATCTCGATGCTTTCACCCGCATCCCGGCCATGTATGGAACTGCCATCGCCACACTCGAAAGCGACGTCGTTTGGGGCATCGTCACCGCCAACGCAAACATGGCGGACGGCGTGCCGCTGTTCCACGCCACCCACAAGAACCTCGCTACTGCTGGCGGCGTGCCCAGCGTGACGGCCATCGGCGACGGGCGCACCGCCATGGCCAAGCAGACCGGGCTCGACAAGAAGACGGTTCTCAACGTGCGCCCCGCCTATCTGCTGGTGCCCGCCGCGCTCGAACTCGCTGCCGAGCAGATCATCGCGCAGAACCTCGTTCCCGCGAAAACAGGGGATGTGGTGCCTCAGTCGATCCGCACGCTGACGCCGATCGCCGAACCGCGCCTCGACGTGGCGAGCGCGACGGCATGGTATCTCGCCGCAAGTCCGGCGCAGATCGACACGATCGAGTTCGCTTATCTCGAAGGCCAGCAGGGAGCCTATATCGAGACCCGCAACGGCTTCGATGTCGACGGCGTCGAGATCAAGTGCCGTCTCGATTTCGGCGCGAAGGCGATCGATTGGCGCGGTCTCTTCCGCAACCCCGGCGCTTGATCTTCGAACCTGCCAGTATCTTGACCACCATCTCGGAGTTAGTTCCATGAAGAATTACGTCCAGCCAGGGCGAACGATCACGCTCGCCGCTCCCTATGCTGTTGCCTCCGGCGACGGCCTTCTCGTCGGCGCGATTTTCGGGATCGCGACGGCTTCCGCAATCCTTGCCGAGCAGGTGGAAGCCTGCCTCGTCGGTGTGTTCGACCTGAAGAAGGTGGCGTCGCAGGCCTGGAGCGTCGGCGACAAGATCTATTGGGACAACACCAACAAGGAGGCCACCAAGACGGTCGGAACCAACACGCTGATTGGCGCGGCGGTCGAAGCCGTCGGCAATGGCGCTGGTGAGACGATCGGTCGGGTGCGCCTCAACGGAACGGCATAACGATGTCCACCTTCGCTTCGGCCATCGATGCGCTCTTCGCCGATCCCAATATCGGCGAGGACGCGCTGTGGAGGGCGGGCGGCGTCGGCGCTGGCGTTGTCGTCCGCATCATCCGCAAGTCGCCCGACCGGATGGCAGATTTCGGGGACAGCCGCGCAGTGTTGCCGACCGTCGGCATCGATGTCCGGCGCTCGCAGGCGGCAACGATCACCGAGGGCGATCTGATCCTGATCGGCGCTGAGACCTTTCGGATCATCGGCGAACCGATGGGCGACGCACTCGGACTCGTTTCAGCTTGTGAGGCGGCAAAACTCTAATACCATCCTCTGCAAAAAACGTGGCTCAGTATTCACCGTTTCGGTTGTAACCAGCCTCCGCCCATAACATGGCATCTCTCGCTTGTTCCAAATCGGCAAGAGGCACATCGATCAATCTGAAATCCAAGTTGTACATTGGCAGCTGCCATGACTTATAAAGCGTCGACACGTCTTCATCTGAAGCTTCGTCGGAGGGAAGCTTCTCTGCGATAAGCTTTTCAAGCAGGCATCGTGTTAGCTTTTCCGAATCTTGCCAATTCTCCGAGTCCTTGAATACCACGGCACCCCAAACATCGGAAGCAGCCCGCACTCCTCTTGGGCTGAAGACGCCGAGCATAGAGAGCGATTCAGCGACTTGCAGCGCGGTGGGCTTGAACCGGCGGAAGCCAGACGCGTGCCCGGTCGGCTTACTCCACATAGGAGTACCGTCTTCGTAGGCCTCAATATCCGCGTAAAGTTGTCTTTCCCGTCGAAAAACATTCCAGTTCGGAACGATGTATTCGCCCGTGTCTCCGTCGAGATAATGCGCCTTTCGCTGTTCATCGATGTAGTCGCGTAACTGCGAAACGTGCATCGGCTTCCATCGTTGTGCCTCCGCATACAGAAGACGGGCCAGATGGTCATAGAACCTACCTACCAGGAGGCCTATTTTTGAGGCGACGAGTTGGGGCGGACATCGAACGATATCCATCAAGATGAGTACTTTTGCTGCCTCTTCTTCTGCAAAGCCTTCTAGAACGTCGGCCTCGCGGGGTTTTTGTTCAATGTGTTCGGCTGCAATCCAGAATCCTAGTGCGCTCTCAAGGATGATCGGCAATCCCTCTGCAATGAAATCAAGCCGTTCATTGTGAGGCATTTGGCAAAGAAGCCTTGCTTGTCGAAGTCCTATGTTGAGTTTGGCCAAGGCACTATCCTCGATGCGCTTTTCGATCCAACATACAGATATCTCCAAGCTTTTGGGAGAAACCGAGAAGGATATCGAACGCGCGGTCACCTCGGGGATGCGCGACGCTGCCGACGGACTGAAGCAGGATCTCCGCGAAGATGTCGTCGCGGCGGGCTTGGGTGAACGGCTGTCTCGGACATGGCGGGGAAAGACGTTCCCCGAGGTGGGCGAGAGCGCCGAAGCCGCAGCCTATGTCTGGTCGCGCGCGCCGAAGATCGTCGATGCCTTTGATCGTGGTGTGGTGATCCGTTCGACGCGTGGCCTGTACCTGGCGATCCCGACCGCCGCCGCCGGTAAGAGCGGACGGAGTGCCGTTGGCTCGCGCGAAAAGATCACGCCGGAAGGCTGGCGGCGGCGAACCGGCCTGAAGCTTCGGTTCGTCTATCGCCGCGGCCGTCCTTCGCTGCTGGTCGCGGATGATGCCCGGATAAACACGCGCGGGCTTGCAGCCCGAAATCGCCGCAAGACCGGACAGGCCAGCGTCATCGTATTCATTCTGGTTCCGCAGGTCGCGCTGAAGAAGCGGCTCGATGTCGAGAGCGCTGCCAAGCGGCAAGCCGCGCGCGTGCCCTCGCTGATCGCGCGGCACTGGCCGCAATCCTGAAGGCTGGTCACCCATGGCTTCGAAACGCGAAACCGTCCTTGCGGCGGTGAAGTCGCTTGTCGCCGCCGCCCTGCCGGGCGCAGAGGTGAAGCGCAATCTGGCGAAGGCCGAGCGCATTCCGCCAGGAGGGTTGGTCGTGATCCGCGACGGCGATCCGGGCGAACCGGAGGTCAGTCTCTCGCCGCTGACCTACCTCTATTCGCACCGCATCCCGCTTGAGATCGCCGCTTACGAGAGCGCCACCCTTACCCGCGAGCAGGTGGTGGACGCCATGCTCGGGGCGATCGGCGCGGCGGTCATGGCGAACCGGACGCTCGGCGGGCTTTGCGACTGGATCGAAGCAGAAGCGCCCGTGACGGAAGATATCGAAGCGCTCGGCGCCTTGCCCGGACGCTTTGCCGATCTCGCGATCCTCGCAGTCTACGCGACGACCGATCCGTTGAACTGACCGACGGCCCTTCGACTGCGCTCGGGCCTCTGGAACTGAACCAACAACGACAGGAGTATTCCCATGGCACGCGCACGCGGCGCCAACGCCGTCATGGCTGCGGTGTTTG